GAGGTGTTCAACGCAAAAAACAGATTTAGAGTCCTCGTGGCTGGCAGAAGATTCGGAAAATCCTATTTATCCTGCATAGAACTTTTAAAAGCAGCAATAGACCGCCCAGGCGAAACATATTTCTACTGTGCTCCCACATACCGCATGGCAAAAGACATCGCATGGAAAGAAATAAAGAAACTCATCCCACCTCAATGGATTCAATCCAAAAACGAAACCGACCTCAAAATCGAACTAATCAATGGATCGCTAATCGAACTCAAGGGCACAGAAAACGCAACAACCCTGCGTGGCCGAAGCCTAGCTGGAGTAGTACTTGACGAAGCAGCCTTCATGGATTCCGAAGTCTGGTTCCAGGTAATCAGACCAGCCCTCGCAGATAAACAAGGTTGGGCATTGTTCATATCCACACCAGATGGCACAGCATCATGGTTCTACGATTTATGGTGCTACGTTCCAGATGATGAAACAGGTGATTGGAAACGCTGGAGCTTCACAACAATAGACGGGGGTAACGTACCAAAAGAAGAAGTTGAGGCAGCAAGGGCTCAGTTAGACAGCAGAACATTCAAGCAGGAGTTCGAGGCAAGTTTTGAGAATCTCACTGGTCTTGTTGCAGTCTCATTTTCAGATTCCAACATTTCTACCGAAGCGGAGGACATATCCATCGCCCCACTCTTATTAGGAGTCGATTTTAACGTGGACCCACTTTGCGGAATTTGTGCTGTCCGACACAGAGAAATACTTTACGTCTTTGACGAAATAATTTTGACGGGCGGTGCAACAACCTGGGATTTTGCCGAAGAAGTTACAAATCGTTACGGAGTAGAAAGAAGAATCATCGCTTGCCCCGACCCAACGGGATCTGCCAGAAAAACATCAGGAGTAGGATCAACGGACCACACTATCCTGCGTAGAAGTGGATTTACTGTGTCATCTCCCAGATCTCCCTGGAAAGTCCGTGACAAAGTAACTGCAATAAACACCGCACTATATGACGCAATGGGGGAACGCAGAACTTTAATCCACCCACGCTGCAAAGAACTTATAAAATCCCTCCGCACCCTGACTTACGCTCCAAACACAGGTATGCCGAACAAAAATCTAGGAGTTGACCACGCATTTGACGCTTTTGGATACCTATGTCTCCAGCAATTTAACCTTGCCAAACCAGAGACATTAGGCCAAACTTCGTTTAGAATATACTAAGAGTTTCCTTTTTCCGTTATGTACCATTCT